CTTTCCAGCAAACCTAAAATATTTAAGTTTCTAGCTTTTTTTTGCCTGATTTTGTTAATTTTTGTCAATTTGTCAGCCTGTGCGCCCATTTTGGTGCATTGCATATTGGTAGTCGTCCTGGGTGTATGCCTTCTCGCCTTCCATTGTCCAGTGTAAGTAGTTACCCTTACGCTCTTGGCCTGTCTTGTGACTGTGATCTGCATGGCATAGGGATTGGAAGATGTTATGTAGAAAGGCGTGCTGGCCTATATGCCGCCAAGGAAATACGTGATCTACGTGCTGTGCAACCTCTACACGGCCTCTAGATAGGCAGGCTTGGCATAGGGGCTGTATGCTTAACTGGCGGCGTCTGATGCTGCGCCAAGCTGGTGTTTGATATACGCTGTCAGTCTGTCTAGCATCTAAGTTGTCTTTGCCGCCGTGCTTGATGCAAAAGCTGTTTAGCTTGCTTCGTGGTTCTTTGCAGCCTAGTTCACCGCATTTAAGGTTGCTAGGGTACGTTGGCATTGGAGCGTGAAAGTTTACTCTGTTTTGTTAATTTTTTGTGCCGTTCATGCATTATTTTTGGTACAGCTTTGTTCCATTCAATTTTGTGATGAATACGTGGATGCGTTGTAATTAACATGCTTACTTTGCAGCAGCTTGGGGCTGCCATTACGCTATAAAAAGATTTAACATAGGTTCCCATTGTTTTGTACATTTCTGTATTGCCGCCTACATTAGATTGCGTTTGCATTTGTGTGAGCATAATATTGGCTATCTGACAAAAGATTTTCCCTACTTTGCCCTGTGTTAAGTAAGTGTTTACATCGTCGTTCATGCGACCTATAAAAATGCAATCATCGGCTGCGTTTTGGTTGACTTTAAAAACAAAACTGTTCATGGCTTTGCGTTTGTATTGCACGCTATCAAATGATGCTGCCCCGCCAATAAAATCACCACCCTGCGCCATGGCAATAGCTGTGCTACCTGTGTTTTTCAAACACTCTATAAATGCTTGACAAACTTCATTCATGCGTGTAATTGGCGTGTAGCCAAGAGTCGGGCCATCTACAAAACGATGCATCAAACTTTTGTAATCGTCCTCGTATTCAAAAAAGTAATCTAAGCCTAGCAACCTGGCAATATCATAGCAAGCGTTTCTAGCATAAACGATGACCTTGTTGCCTTCAAAATTGTCCATAATGTCAAACTTATTTTGATAAGTCTGCTTGCTGAAAACAATTACCTGGTTTTTGTATTTGATCTGATATTCAAACAAAGTTTTATCTTCATCATCGCAAATAAGGTAAATACTGCCTGTGTATCCTGATTTTCGCAAAGTGTGATAAGTAATTACATTGTCTGGGCGGCCATGAGTTAAAATAAATATGGCAAAATTAGGCGTTTCCATTTTTAACTCGCGTGCTGCTGTAGTTGTGCTTGCGTTTAAGGTAAACAATTTCTTTGTCCATAGCCTCAATTTTACCTTTCATTTCCCATTCGTTTGTTTTGTGATCTTCGCCAAGAAAATAAACATCGTATTCAAGTGATGCAAAAATGTCTGCATCCCTGCTTGAATTTTCATAAGGAATTACCTCATCAACCCATTTGACTGCGCGTAATTGCATGTAACGCTCGTAAATGGATTGAATTGGTTCTTTGTATGTCGGTTTACAGTGTAAACCAACTATAAGTAAATCGCAATGCTTTTTAGCTTCCTCTAACGCTAAAACGTGGCCTGAATGCAAAATATCTGCGACCATTGGGAAAAAACCTATTTTCATATAACTTCCTTTTAATATTAATGGCTCGATTATGTACGGTTTACAGTTTTTAATATGTAGATCGTAATATGCTTTATGAATAGCATTTTTTGGCGGGTTTAAAGCAAACATAAACATTTTAATTGTTCCACTGTGTGCCACAATGAGAATTTGTTTGTTAATGTGTTTGCGTTCTATGTCGTTAACAAAAGATTTAACCCTTATTAAAAAAGCAGCCTTGCTTTCTACTTGATATTTGTTTAAAAAATTAAGGTCTTCGCTTTTTAATAGCTTTTCGCTATCTAAGTGTTTACCTTCTAACAATCCTTTGCTTAGTTCCATCAACCTATCGTCATAAATAGTTTCTGTGTGTCGATGATGCCTTAAAATTTTGTTAGCTGTTGATTTTGCACGGTTTAAAGGTGAGCAGTAACAAAGATCAAAGTGTTCATGTTGAAGTTCATTGGCAACTTTGTCGGCTTGTTTTATTCCAATGTCATTTAGCGGAATGTCGTACTGGCCATGCATAATGCCGTTTTTGTTCCAATATGTCTGACCGTGCCTAACAAGAATATATTTATTCTTCGCCATTCAAATCATCTATTTGTGCGCTTAAATGAACAAATCCATTTTCAATGGCTTGTTTGTAATCAACAATCACAAGAGCGTTTTTTTCCATTAATTCTTGACATTCTTTTGATGTATGTGCATAAAAATCAGCGACTTTAGAATAATTAAAAACAATATGGCGTGATGCAGCCGCCATTAAAAAATCTTTTTCTTTTTGAGTTAGTTTGCTTTCTTTGATGTCTGCAATTAAATTTATAGCTTTAGTATCGTCGTACAAATCTTCAATCGGTGGTTTTTTATTGTGCGGCTCATAAATTGGAACTGTAATTTTGTTGCTGTAAATGGCATCTGCTTCTGCAATATCCATTAATGACTTTAATTCTTCAGCACTAAAACCTATTAAATCAATATCAAACCCTAAATTACCAAGCGCTCTAAGTTCTAAAGCAAGCATCTCATCATCCCAGCCAGCATTTAACGCTAACTTGTTGTCCGCAATGATGTATGCCCGTTTTTGCGTGTCGCTCATGTGGCTGAGTTCAATTGTCGGCACCTGGGTTTCGCCCAGCTTATGCGCTGCCAATACCCTGCCATGCCCGGCAATAATGCCGTTTTCGCCGTCTATCAGTATGGGGTTTGTCCAGCCAAATTCTCGTATGCTGGCGGCTATTTGTGCAACTTGCTCTGCGCTGTGCGTACGGCTGTTGCGTGCGTAGGGTATTAAATCTTCTGTCGCTTTGTACTGTATTTCAATCATTTAACGCCTTTATTGTCTTTTCGTGGGCGGCTTGCCACATGGTTTGTCGTTCCTGTTTGCTCAACTTTGCGCCTTGATCGATCTCATAATGGCACGTTTGGCACAGTGCTGCCACTAAGTTGTCGTCAGATTTCACGCCTCTGCCTTTGCCGCCGCCCCAGTTTGTATGTGCTGCCTGCACCATTTCTCCGCTACCGCAATGCTGGCAGTTTAGCAGGGCAACCCGTTTGAGCAATGCTTTGTCTCTGACATAGCTGTGTTTAGGAAACATCATTTATGCGTTGCCAATATTTTGCCATATATTTGTTTTTATTGTCCATTTCTTTTAATTTTATAAACCCCCACCGTGCTTTTCTAACGGCTTTTCCTATTGTTTCTCCTGTGACGCCTTCAATTTTTGCAACATCGCAATGTTTCATTCCGTCTACAAGTACGAGTTTTGCACGCTGAAAATTTTTTTCTCCAAGATATCGCCGCCAACCGTTTACTTTGTCTATTCTTAACAAATCAATATAAGTAATAGTTTCCAGCATAATATTTCCTTTATACATCAATGCTTTTGTTTGCTGCCCAAGCATACAAAAATTCTATAAATTCACTGCTCTCGCCCGTAGTGAATTTGTGACTTTGCAAGCCAAGCTGGACGATTCTCTCACCATCCAGGCTCGGGCATACTTTGCCGATCTTCCTGTCTGTATCATGCGCCCATTGATCTACCAGCAATCGTTTCCAATCGTCTGCTGTCCAAGTGCTGCCTGCTGCCGCCATCTGCTTGCTGATTTTGCCGATTAAAGAATGAAACATTGCGTTTTGCTCGGTGCTGCGCCTACTTTGCTTGATCTCAATGGTCATCTTGTGGCCTGCCATCAGCATTGATTTCAGCGTGGGCCAGATCACGGTCATCATTTCCCGGTGGGCTTGCACAGGTTCCCAAACTGCAATCTTCATTTCTTTTCTACCTGTGGTTTTCTAGAAATGCTTTGAAATGCTGGCTGTTGCGGTTCTTTATAACCACAACTTAAACCGTGTTTATTTGCTTCGTGCAATCCAGAATATGCCCAACCGCAAAGCGTACAAACATAATATGGTGAATTACCAAGCGCATCTAGTTTACGTTCAATCATTCTGTTTCCTTTATTAAAATATCTACACCTGCATTTATTGCATAGCGTTTTGTTGCTTGAATACTAATTACTTGCACATCGTCATCGTAGATCACTTTATTCATGCCGTCCATCATGGCTTTTATGATGTTGTCCAAGTCTGGCTTTTTGCATGGCCTCTCCAAGCCACTTAAACAGGCCTCAGTGCGCTTTTTGGAATAGGACTGTGGCACTGGTAGCTTGACGTAAATAAAAGCCTCTAGCGCCGTTTTTAGCGGTTCACTGCTGCCCATTGCTTGCAGGGCATAAAAACGTATTTGATCTTCGTAGCTGCTCGTTTTGGCATCGGTGTAGGTTTTAACAAAATTACCTCGCCTAGCAAACCGTGGCCTGCCTTTACCTCGGGGTTGGCCTGGCACTTCAAAGCAAATTTGCATCATTTCATTGCCTATTTTTAGCAGAATCCAAAACTTCTTGTTTGGTAGCAAGTTGTTTTAAATCGCCATGCGCCCAATAAACCATTCCACTTTTACCGTGTCCTAAACAACCGTCTCGCCCATGATTAATTGCCAAAGTTCTGTGGTGTTCTTTTAAACTCAAAGTAAACACGTCACCGCCATACAAACCAGTCGGGCATTTAGACGGGCACCCGTAACGTTTATCGTTGTCGCTTGGCATTTCATTACGGTGGAAAAACATTAACCATACCGGCAGTTTTGTTTGCTTTGCAACTTCCATATAATCTTCATAATGACGCAAATCAATGCCGGTTGTCCAGTGTTGTGTATTGCGGTGCCAGGTAAATACAGTTTTGTGCTTTGCTTCAATCCACATTACACCGTTTGATGTAAATGCAACCAGATCGGGAGAAACAAGGCTAGCAGCCGCTGAAAACAATTGCGGCCCTTTGTTTGCTGTTTTTTCCACTTCATACACTGGCAATATTAAATTACCACGCGCCATTAACCATTGAGCAATTAATCCCTCGCCAACCTTGCCGTAATCAAGTTTTTCAGCAAATATCATTTTTTATTGTTTTAATCTTTTGATAAATAATTAACGTAATGCCTGGGAAATCCTGTTCTAGTTCTTTAAATCGGTGTATTAAATATTGTCTCCTGCCATCCTTTTGGGCTTGATCTCCATTTGCCAAGGCCAGTTCCGCATACGTCTGCGTCAATGTCTCCAACCAGTTCAAGTGCTTGGGTAATGTCGGCGTAGGTGTGATTGTGTCCATCGCGGGTTTCGTCTAGCAGTTTGTGGGCTTCAAAGTAATTCATTGCAAGATTCTCCAGGCTGTTGCGGCACACAATGGGACTTGTCCGTTTCCAATGGCTTTAAGTCTGTCCACCCTAGCGGCCACCCCATCAGCCACTCTACCCACGTTGGGTTCAGCTTTCCACCAATGGTTGCTTGATCCGTATGCGCCATCACCGTTTCCAAGTTGGGAAACCTTTGGCCTTGATCTGTCAAAGTTGCCGCCATTGCTGAACAACTCCGTGGTGTTGGCCAATGCACTTGAGTTCCCAAATTCGGTGACTGCCTGTTCCCTTGGCTGGCTCCGCTGTCCTTCCAATCCCTCGCATTTGGGGTGGGCCACTTGTCTGGCGTGTTGACCATCTGTGGCAGGCTTTGACCCGTCATCTTGTCCGTGATCGTCCCGCCCCGCTGACCGTCTGATGCTGCTGGCGTTGCCCACAACCCAAATCCTGTTCCTCTGGTGGTTTGCGCCAATGTCTGCTGCTCCCAGCACTCCCCATTTCGCATCAAACCCCATTGAGGCCAAGTCTCCAAGAACGGTTCCAAGTCCCCGAGAAGTGAGCATTGGTGAGTTCTCCACAAACGCAAATCTGGGCTGTACTTCGTGAATGATGCGTGCCATTTCTCGCCACATTCCGCTGCGCTCTCCGTCAATGCCTGTTCCTTTTCCTGCGGCTGATATGTCTTGGCATGGAAAGCCGCCCGATACAACGTCAACAATTCCTCGCCACGGCTTACCGTCAAAGGTTTGAACGTCATCCCAAACCGGGAAAGGCGGGAGAAGACCGTCATTTTGTCTGGCGCACAGTACGCTTGCTGGATAGGGTTCCCATTCAACGGCGCAGACTGTTCGCCATCCAAGGAGGTGTCCACCGAGTATGCCTCCACCAGCGCCTGCGAAAAGAGCCAACTCATTCACCACGGCTCTTTGTTGTACCAAGTGCTAACGGGCGGCACGCCTGGGCTGTCTTTGTCTGCCAAATATTGCTGATACGTCTTCGTGTTGCCAAACTTTGGCTGCTGCCATTGATGACGGCTGCATTTCGGTAGCTGCCCGTCAATGCAAACGCTCCAGCGGCTGCTGCAACCATCCACGCTACACAGCAGATCACTTTTGCCCTCAGGAATTTCCTCTTTTTTGAAGTTAGTGAGCGCCATGATATTTTCCTTCCACAATCTTTGCAAAGTTGCTGGGTTTAAGAATCCACTCAAGATCGGCGGTAAACGCACGCCCGTCTTTGTTGTTCACCTTGCCGACCAAGAACTTGGATTTGTTGATGTGCCCAAAAAAATCATCAAACCACTCCAAGACTGCGCTGACGGTTGCTGGCTTGTCTTTGCCCAGTTCTGTTGCCACTTCTCGCCAGCGTTGTCTCAGGTAGCTTTGTCTGGTAGCGTTCCAAACTTCCACTCGGCGCAGGGTTGGTAGCTGCTGGTGATACAGATCAATGACTCCCTGATGATTGCAATCTGGAATTTTTACCTCAAGGCCACCGGCAGGTGGACATATATTGGTATCTATTGGTTTATGGTTTATGGTTACTGGTTCATGGTTGCTATTAGGGGGTGTTAAGGGTGGCGATGGGGGGGCTATAGGGGGGCTATCACCTGCCTTTGCCCACCGCTTATCAGCACCTCGTTTTCCAGCCTCTGACAACAAGCGGTATCCAGCAATTTCCTTGTCTGCTCTCGGGTTTATAAAGCCAGCGTCAGTGCTAACAAAAAACTCATTGAGTACTGTTAAAACGTCCTGCTCTTGATCACGCATCCCAATTTGCCGGGCTATGTCCCGTTGCTTTATAGGGTGCTCATGCAAGTAATAATGATCTAAAAGGCGGCGAAACGCCAAGTCTTCCATTAACGAAAGATGATGGGTATGGGATTTGTAGTCCCCAATGTGAAAACTAAAATAGTGCATGGCAACCTTACGTTCTAGGTTAAGCGTTACTGATGGGTGGGCCTGGCAGGGCGGTAACGAATCGCCTTTTCCCCCGCTAAGGGTAGCCGTGCCCATAATTATAACTTACCAAACCATTCTGGCCTGCTTGCCTGTAGCTGCGCCAGCCTTGCGTTTGGCATCTTGCGCCATTGCGCTACAGCAGGCGGTGTCACGCCCAGCAGACGGGCCAAGGCTGACTTGCTGCCTGCTTTCTGGATAGCCGTTGCCAAGGTTGCATCGTGCGCTTTTTTCAATTGTTCAAGGGTTTGCATCCGCGCATTTTATACCTTTTCCTTAACATCTTATATACATTAAAGTTGTGTTTTTTGCGTTTTATATAACAATTCTGTATAAAAATAAGTTAAAAAAGGGCTTGTAGCGTTAAGAAAACGCTTATACTTAGCGTCAATCCCCAGCAATTCCGTCAGGGGTATTTTTAGGAAACATCATGACAAAAGCATACGAAATTCACAACCCTGATTTCAACGACATGAACCTTGAACAGCAAATTGCGGCAGGCTGCTGCGATTGGTGTGTTGAAGGAATTAGCGGCCACTGCTACTACGGGCATACCGCACGAGCAGCCGAACAAAACGCAGCTTTGTATTTTTACCGTTAATTTAACTTACGGGGCTACGGCCCCAGAAAGAACATCATGAGCAAAACTCCCATCTGGACAACTGGCTACAAGCCAACCAAGGAAGACCTCAAGGGTCTGTGCAACCACCGCTTTGAGACTGCTGGCGGCTTAGTGCTGGACTGCTACTTGGCTTTTGAAGCAGAAGAACGCGCCACCTTCAATGACCCTGGTTGCGCTGCTGCCGTTGAGCTGATCTGGGCCTTGGTGGAAGGCGTGGATATCAGCGAGGTGCTTGGCGATCTGGCTGAAACGATTGAGGAAGAGGCACTGAGCGATCTGGAAGACCAGATCAAGAATGCTGCATTTGAGCGAGGTGAAGCATGAACTGGCTGGCAGCGGCTTTGGTGGCCCTGGTGCTGGGCACTAGCCACTATTTAGACTGGCCTAGCGAGATCGAGGCAGCGCAAGATGCTGTGGCGGCTTACAAGGCAGCTAAAACTGAGCAGGAGCGCCAGGCTAGGTTTGAGGCAGCAGCGCAGCAGCTATGTGGAGAAAACGCAGGCTGGCGGCTACTTGCTGATGGCAATGTTCAATGCTTTACGCACAGAGGATTTAAAACAAAAAAGGTGCAATTATGAAAATTGACGCAACCATTGAAGAAATAAACAAGATTGCCAATCGTGCCTATGCCGGGGCTAACCCTGCTGACAGGCTGGCATTTGAGAATGGTATGTTAATCAGCGCATTGCGAGAAATGTCCTGCTTGCTGGACAACGCTACTGATCGTTGCAAACAATTGGAAATTGAAATTATGCATAAGGAAAATACATGAAAAAGATTATTGGAACCACGAAAGCCTGGTTGCCTGAGTACAGTAGGTTAAGCCCTGAAGACTTGCAGGGCGACAAGGTTATTGACTCGTTGGCGTTCTGTAGCGCCGATATGAGGGCAGGAGGCTGGACTTACGTGGGCGAAGCCACCATTACGGTGGACATGATTTTGTCGCACGACGAAATGGTTGCCAGCAAAATTGAGACTTTGAAAACTCAGCAAGCAAAAGTGCGTGTCGATGCTCAAGAAAAGATTAACAAACTAGAGGACATGATTCAAAAACTGCTTGCCATTACTTACGTAGATGACATAAAGGAATCGACATGAACAATTTACAAGATTTAAGGAAACCATTTCCCGATCATCAAATTAGCTACTTGCCAAAAGGCGGTACAAAATTAGCCTATGTGGGCCATGCGGCTTTGACTGACAGACTGTTGGACGTTGACCCTGGCTGGACATGGGAGCCGTTAGCAATGAGTCCCCACGGCTTGCCTGTCATGGACGATCTGGGCGGTATGTGGATACGGCTTACAGTGTGCGGTGTTACTAGGCTTGGCTACGGGCACGCTGGCAACAAGCAGGGCGGTGACGCTATCAAAGAAATCATTGGTGATGCTTTGCGAAATGCTGCAATGCGATTTGGTGCTGCACTTGAGTTGTGGCACAAGGGCGATTTGCATCTGGATGCGCCTGCGGAATCAGCTTTGCAATTTTGGCTTGATGATTTTGAGGTTTGCGCAACAAGCGAAGAATTGCGAAAAAGTTTCACATTGGCTTTGGCAGCGGTTACTAATGATGCTGACAAAACAATATTGATTGAAGCAAAAGACAAACGTAAAAAGGAATTGTGATGCAACAAGGCACAGACGAATGGTTTGCCGCCAGGCTAGGCAAAGTAACAGCAAGCAGGGCGGCAGATGTACTGACAAAAAAAGGCAGCGCAGCTAGGAGTAATTTGTCTGCCCAATTGGTGCTGGAGCGATTGACTAACACAAAAGGCGAATCGTTTAGCAGCGCAGCAATGCAATGGGGCGTAGATCAAGAGCCGTTTGCAAGAGCAGCGTACGAAGCCCACAGTGGCGTTTGGGTTGACACTGTAGGCTTTGTACAGCATCCTACGATTGAGCGTGCCGGGGCTAGTCCTGACGGCTTGGTGGGGCATGATGGGCTGGTTGAGATTAAGTGTCCCAACACTTCCATCATGATTGACACTCTGTTAACGGGCAAGGTGCCTAGCAATTACGTTACTCAAATGCAGATGCAGATGGCCTGTACAGGACGGGCTTGGTGTGATTATGCGGTGTTTGATTCTAGGATGCCTGTTAAAGCGCAATTGTTTGTCAAACGGGTGCAGCGTGATCAAAAATTCATTGATGATTTAAACAAAGAAATCATTGCGTTTTTGGCCGAGGTAGAAATCAGTTATCAATTTTTAATTAACTATACACTATTGTGGGCACATACACCAACTTGAAAGCAAATAATGTCATCAATCATAAAAGAACTTAGCACTATTGTGGGCACATACACCAACAGCAAAGGTGAAAAAAAGAATCGCTATCAACGAGTTGGCAGCATCATTCAAACCCAGCGGGGCGATATGGTAAAAATTGACGTTATCCCGTTAAAGGAAGGCGGCTGGGATGGCTGGGCATTTATCAATGATCCAAAGCCAAAAGAATATCAAGGCTTGCCCAAAGACGAAGACGATTTATCATTTTGAGGAGTAATCATGTACGCACGACACACCGATCCAGACACTAGCCACATAGCAATGCGTGATCCGTCTGCTATGGAGGCCGAGGTACTTAAAGTTATTCGCCGATATAAAAATGGCTGCATTGCTGAACAGCTTGAGCAGGCTTTGCCGCACATCCGAATTAACAGCATTACGCCCAGGCCAGCAGCGCTTATCCGCAAAGGATTGGTAATGGACACTGGTGAGCGCAGGCAAACATCAAACGGCTCTTGGCAAAGAGTGTTGATAGCGCTATGAATGATAACGACGATTATGAATTAATTATGTGGGCATATTTAATTGCTCACATAATTGTGATACTGCTTGCATTGGTTGGCGTTGCTGGCTTGGCGGGTTATGTCTGGGGGATGCTATGACTAACTGGCCTTTTCCTACTCAATTGCCGCCAGCAAAGCCTAGCAAACCAATTCCAATAAACCCAGAAAATTATGAGGACGCACCGTTTTAAAATATGACTATTACAGTATTGTCTAAACGCATACGTGACGCTTTGGCGCAATCACCTGACGGGCTTACCCCCCGTGAAATAGCGGTGCTGCTGGATGTTGATGTATCACAAATAAATCGATCTTTATCTTTGATGCCTGACGTTTACATTGATCGCTGGATTGCTTGGAAAAACAAGTACACATCTGTGCATTGTTTGGCGTTTATTCCTGATGATTGCCCACACCCATGACGCTTTAAGCGTACCGAAGCCTTTTTACCCACGCTCAAAGTGCGGGCAATCTACCAAAGATTTGAAATTGCCGCCCCATCGGTTTTTAGGATGCAGAGTTTCCCAATATGCACCAAGAGGAGCAAGGATTGTTTTGTCCCAAATAATATTGCCATCCTTAAAAAAATTCAAGTCTATGGCGCAGCGCTTTAGATGGATGGAATTCATTGTTTTAGAACGGCCTGTTTTAAAATAAATAGCTTGCTGTTCGGGTGTGCGTGACAACTCCCCGCCAGTAACCATAAAACCTTGCTCAGTGGCGTGCTGTATGAGTTTGCAGGCATCCAGAAGAAAAGCGGCTTGTTCTTGTGAAAGACTCATTTTCTGCTCCTCATGTCGGCCAGCTTCTCAATTGTTCGGCCACCAAAGTAGGCACCCATGATCAGCATTCCCCACTGGCCAAGCAGTTCAACGTAAGACTCGTTAGCGTTCAAGCCGAATGCGGACATCATGGCAAAGATAAAGTACCCCACGAAGATGGCTACAAGGCTCATAGGGCGAATATTCTTGGACAGCCAAGAGTCACTGCTCATGTCCGCTTTCCAGCGGTCTGAGACGTTGTTATCCTCGTTCTGGGAAGCTAAAGCAAAAACTTTTAGCTCCTCCAACTCGGCTTGGGCTTTCATAATCCCAAGTTCAATCAACCTTTCTTCGTGATCGTACTGCAACTGGCGTAATTTGGTAACTTCCTCTGGGCTAGGGTTGTCTGAAATCTTAACGCCAAAAGCGTTTTCGACAACTTCTTTGCCTTTTGCTTGAAGCGCAGATGACAAAAGGCCCAGCCCGTTCTGAGCCAATGTACCGAGGAGTGATGCAACTATTGGAATCATGGTCACCCTTTTAAATCAAAACTCAAATTAGCATGGCGGGGGTATTGAACCACACGCTCACCCTCCGGGCATTTGTACTTGATCGTTGCCAGCAGTGTGGCTGTGCCCGGTGCAATTTTTTCTTTTTTCACCATCGTAAGCTGGTATGTAAACGTGTCAATCGTTGGCCCTGCTGGGCCGCTGAATTTGCTTGCTGTTGTCGTTGCCTCATGCACCATGCCAGCGGCATCCCTGATGCTTGGCGTGAAACTTTCCACTGAGCAGTCATCACGTTTTTTGATTCGAGCCACTGTCACATTGATAGGCTGCCCTGCCGCTGCTGTAATCTTAAAATGCTCTGGTGACCACTCAAGAATAGCCCGATCAAACCAACCAAATTTGTCTGCCAACGTGTAACCGCCGCCAATGGCTGCAATGCTGGCTGCGACTGCTCCAATGGCTTTGGTTACGTCAATCATTTTTTATTCCACATTTCAAACAGCGTTTTGATCTTCTCTTCCAAAACAGCCACCCGTAAATCTAACTTTGCCAAAACAATAATCAGCGTGATGATTGCCAGCAGGATGGGCCAAGCCTTTGCCAAGATTTCAAAGAAATCCACAATCAACGATGCAATGTAAGGCTGGCATAAACAATGGCAGACATACTAAAAATAAGTACTCCCGCAGTTTTAATCAGGATGCCTTCTAATCGTTTTAACCGAGCATTGATTTGGGCGTATCTTTCAGCACAAAGTGCTTCGTGGCTGTTTAGCCTGGCTTCAGTTTCTGTCATGTTTCTACCCACGCAATAATTGATTCATCCCAGCGGTACTTTTTGCCGTCAGTGGGATATGCAACGGGTGGTATCCATTGGCAAGATTCTTTATCTAATAGCCAGCTTGAAAATGGTTTTGGCGCTATAAAGGCATCTCGGGTTGCGTCATAAGTAAACCCTGCGCCAGCGTAGTTTTTACGGAATGTGGCGTTGTAGCTGGTTTGTTTCCAGTTGGTGTAGCCACCACTCCAATCGGTTAAAAACGCAATGCCTTTTGCTTCGCTTTCAACGCCGTTGTCTAACAGTTCGTTGTTGTGTAGGCAATGCACTTCCAGCACTGTGTTTGTGTCATCAAGTTTTGCAAAATGTGCCATGATATTTTTAGAAAGTAATTGTTCCAGAGCCTGTCCACTTGTAAACTCTGTATCCACCGGCAACTGTGATGGTTGGTGAGCCAGTTGTTGCAGTGGCGGCGGGATAGGTGTCTGCATAGCGAATAATGACTACACCACTACCGCCTGCCGCACCTGATCCTTCAGCACCGCCGCCTCCACCACCAGTATTTGCTGTTCCTGCCGTAGGCGAACGTCCACTACCATAATTTCCTGCCCCCCCGCCGCCAGAACCACCACTACTTTGTGTTCCAATTTCGCTTGTGCTTCCACCACCACCACCACCAGCGTACGTTATAGCGGAACCACTAATTGATGATGTTGATCCATTACCGCCATTGCCCCCGTTATATTGAGCACCAAAACAATTTGATCCTACGGCACTTGCACCTCCACCTCCACCACCACCATTTTCAGTTGAGCCAGCCGTTCCTAATCCACTCCCACCATTATTGCCTTGGCTTGGACTTGTACTAGGTGTGTTTCCAGATCCAATCACTCCAGCAGATTCAGCAGCGCCGCCGCCAGAACCACCCGGCCGACCATTACGTGATCCCGCGACTATACCTATACCACCGCCGCCGCCGCCAGTTGAGGTAATTGACGAAAATACCGAATTATTACCACTTGTCCCATAATTATTAGAAGGGACTGCACCTCCTGCACCCACGGTAACTGTAATTGCAATACCGGTTGCAACTGCAAACCCTACATCAGTTCTATATCCACCTGCTCCACCGCCGCCAGAACATTCGCTTGTTTTACCGCCACCACTAGCACCACCAGCCACTACTAAGTATTCAACTGTAGGTGTTACTCCACCGCCAAATGATCTTTGGTTTTGGAAAACAGCTTGAAGTGCGCCACTCATGTTAATCCACTCCCAGAAATTAACCAAGTTGTACTAGTCATCTTAATTGCAGTCGCTGAACCATACTGAGCCAAACTGCGTGAACCTGTAGTACCGGCACTGCTAAGATACATTGTGTCTGTGGTAATTGCAATGGTTACCACTTGGCTTGTCATGTTGATAAATGTGATTGCTGTGCCTAGTGGGTAGGCAACTGATGCGTTAGCAGGAATAGTAAATGTCCTTGCATTTGCGTCTGTTGAAGGGTGGAAGATTACTTTACCTGAGTCTGCCAGAACTGTTGTGTATGCTGCGCTGTTGCTGTTGATTGGTATGTTTCTAAAACCTATTGCATCCGTCCCGTCAACTGTGCAAGATGACAGTGTGCCGCTAGATGGTGTACCAAGTACGGGAGTTGTTAGCGTTGGGTTTGTCAGTGTCTTGTTGGTAAGCGTCTCTGAACCTGCCAATGTGCTTAGAGTCCCCGTTGTTGGAAATGTGACGTTGGTGGCTGCTGTCAGTGTTCTGGTATAGGCAAAGTTGCCAGAGCCTGTGACGGTCATAGCTGCGTTGTTTGCTACACCTGTGCCACCGTTATCTGCTGGTAGCGTTCCTGTCACACCTGTTGTCAGTGGCAGTCCTGTTGCATTGGTTAAAGTTCCACTAGATGGTGTCCCTAATGCCCCACTAGGAGCAATATAGTCAGTACCCGCTACAGCAGCAGATATTGCCGTTGCATTGCCTTTTAGTACGCCTGTAATGGATGTTGTAAGCGTAATGGCTGGCGTTGTTGTAGCAGTTGCTACTGTCCCTGCAAAGCCATTTGCAGAGACAACACTTGCGCTGGTAACTGTGCCGCCAGAAACTGGAGCCGCCCACGTTGGTGCTGATGCACCTGCCGAGGTTAATACATAACCTACGGTTCCTGCTGATGTAAACGCTAATTCGGTTGCATTGCCATAGCCTACACCGCCAGCCGTTGGCGTATTGTTGCCGTTGATAATCACTGCCATTTTATTGCTCCAAAAATTAAAGTATTACCCAGCGCTGATTTGGCTGCACTGTTACCGATACGCCAGTGTTTACAGTCATATAGCCCACGCTCATGCCGTTGCTGCCAACCGTAATGGTTCTATTTGCCGAGATTGTGTTTTCATTTTCCACAATTGGCGTTGCGCCGCCGCCAGACACTGTGGCCCAAACACCATCACCACGCCAAAATGTGCTTGAACTTGCAGATGTTCCAGAATTAAGATTAGTTACCGGAAGATTACCTGTCACGCCTGTAGTTAATGGCAAACCCGTAGCATTGGTAAGCGTGCCAGATGTTGGCGTGCCAAGAATAGGCGTAACCAAAGTCGGTGACGTTGATAAAACAGTATCGCCAGTTCCCGTGCTTGTTGTGACTCCAGTGCCACCATTTACTACAGGCAAAGCCGTACCGGAATAAGTTATTGCCAGCGTGCCAGAGGTTGTAATTGGTGAGCCAGAAATACTAAAAACACTTGGAACTGTTGCTGCAACGCTGGTGACTGTGCCTGATCCGCTTGCAGTTGAATTTACAGTTTGATTAGGCCAAGTGCCTGTAACGGTTACGTTTGTCCCCGCAACAATACTTGGAGTTGTTGTTCCCGTACCTCCATTTGCAACCGCTAATGTTCCTGCTAAAGTAACTGTCCCAGACGTAGTAATTGGCCCACCCGATGTAGTTAAGCCTGTTGTGCCGCCAGAAACATCTACGCTGGTAACTGTGCCAGAACTACTAGCAGTGGAATTAATTGTTTGATTGGGCCACGTGCCTGATACCGTCACATTAGTGCCAGCCACAATGCTAGGAGTTGTTGTGCCTGTGCCGCCATTTGCTACCGGCAAAGTACCTGTCACACCAGTGGATAACGGCAATCCTGTGATATTGGTAGCTGTGCCGCTGGCTGGCGTGCCTAGTGGCCCACCGTTGTCCAGCATTCTTACCCAAACCCCGCCGTGGGCAAAGAACATTGCCCCGTCTGCATGACTGTGGGCAACAGCACCATGAGAAGTTGATGCGGCTGGAAACGCTGCCTGGTTAGCATAGTAAAACGGAATCATGCTTCCGACTTGCGGCGCTGTAATTGCACCATCATCGGCTACTGTTACCAAACTGTTTTGAATTATTTTTCCGGTTGTCAGATCAAATCTTGAAATAGCATTGTCAGTTGCTGACGCTGGGCCAACTACATCGCCAGTACCGCTTGCTGTTGAATTAATTGTTTGATTAGGCCATGTCCCGCTAACTGTGACATTTGTGCCAGCCACGATGCTAGGGGTAGTCGTCCCGGTGCCGCCGTTGGCAACTGGTAGCGTGCCAGTAACGCCTGTAGTTAGCGGCAGTCCCGTGGTGTTAGTCAGCGTGCCGCTTGCCGGTGTGCCTAATGCGCCGCTAGGTGCTAAATAGTCTGTCCCTGCGGTTGCTGCGCTAATTGCCGTGCCGTTGCCTTTTAATACGCCAGTGATGCTGGTAGACAAAGTAATTGAAGGCGTTGATGTAGCCGTAGCAACAGTACCAGCCAAGCCATTGGCAGATACTACCGAAACAGATGTGACTGTGCCAGCAGAGCCACTTGCAGCCGCTGTAAGCCGTCCTTGGGCATCAACAGTAATGTTAGCTGCGGTATAGCTTCCTGCGGTAACAGCAGTGTTTGCAAGGGCTACAGTGCCGGTTGTGGTAATTGGCCCACCTGTCAAACCAGTGCCGGTTGCCACACTAGTGACTGTGCCGCTGCCGCTGGCTGTTGAGTTAATGGTTTGATTGGGCCAACTGCCGCTTACTGTCACGTTTGTACCTGCGACGATTGCAGGCGTTGCGGTGCCAGAGCCGCCGTTTGCCACCGGCAATATGCCAGTGACTGCTGTTGTCAAAGGCAGGCCGGTAGCGTTTGTCAAGACGCCAGATGCTGGTGTGCCAAGTGCCGGGGTTATTAAAGTCGGTGATGTATTTAAGACAACTGAGCCTGTGCCCGTACTGGTAGCTACGCCTGTGCCGCCTTGCGCTACCGCAATTTGGCCCGAGATCATTGCTGTCGTGACAACGCCAGTAGAGCCTGTGCCGACAATATTTCCAGACGTTGCAGGCAGATTAAGCGTTACCGTTGTTGCAGTAGCGGGGCCAACTAAATCGGCAACGCCGCCAAGCGCAGATTCAAATGTAATTTTTGCCATGATTTTTTACGGGCCAATAATTAGTTGAGAAACCGTTAACGCACCTGTAGACGGGTTGTATTTTAATTTTGTAGAGGATGCGTAGCCGGTTGTCAAATTACCACTTGTCGCATCAGCAAATAATGGATAACGCACTGCATTAGTTGTAATGTCGTTTGAGATTGTGGCGTATTGGGTTGAAGTGAATCCGCTTGGATTTGTTGCTGGATAAGCGCCAAGGGCAGTCAAAGCCGTTGCCGCTGATGTTGCGCCTGTACCACCGTTGGCTATTGGCAAAGCCGTGCCCGAGTAGCTGATTGCAATGGTGCCGCTTGTCGTAATTGGCGAGCCAGCAACCGATAAAAAAGCAGGTACTGTAGCGGCAACACTTGTAACCGTCCCGCTGCCGCCACCGCTTGATGCTGCTGTGATTCGGCCTTGGGCGTCAACAGTCAAATTTGTTGAAGTGTAGGTGCCAGCAGTTACTGCCGTATTTGCCAAAGCAACCGTGCCCGATGTGGTTATTGGGCCTCCTGTCAAACCTGTGCCCGTGGCGACAGATGTAACAGTGCCCAAGCCGCCAGCCGTTACCCAATTTGTGTCGTAATCTACTGAACTTAATTTG